GCCGCCGTCGCTCCACACGTCGCGAAGCAGCGGGTAAGCCGGATAGGGCCGCGCGTCCCAGGACCAGACATAAAGCCGCGAAGGGTCGACCATGCGGCCGCCGTAAACGGTCGAAATCGGGTTCGCCGCTTCCTCGAAAGCGGGATCGTCCGGATTCCAGTAGCGTCCGTGCGCATCGAGGAAGCGTTGCTGGGCCAGATCGGAGCGGCCGCCACTCGAAAAGTAAGGCGAGGCGCTCTCGGCGGATTTCGGGTCCGGGAAGACGTTCGGCTGGTTCGGTCCCTTGTCGACGGCCGGGCAACCGATCTCGCTGAACCATATCGGCTTGCCGCCCGGGACCCAGGCGGTGGCCGTCGCAGCCTCCACGCCGCCGACGCGGTTGAAATGAGCGTTGGACCACCAGCCGACCAGGTCCTTGTAGCGGAAGGTCCAGGGCTTGCCGTAGGCACCGTCCGAGATCGGGCTGCGACTACGGTCCTTCCGGTCCCCGTCACTGGCGTAGTACCAGTCGAAGCCTTCGCCGCCTGCAATTGCCGCGCTTAGCCCGTCAGGATCGTATGGTCCATCGAAGCCATCGGGATTGCCGCCGGCATAATCCGCGTCGCGCCAGTCGGAGAGCGGCATGTAGTTGTCGATGCCGACCGCGTCGATCGCTTCATGCGCCCACAGATCGTCGAGATGGAAGAAGACGTCGCCCGACCCGTCCGCCGGATGATAGCCGAAATACCCGCTCCAGTCGGCGCCGTAGGTGACCTTCGTCGCTGGCCCCAGCACCGATCGCACGTCGGCCGCGAGCGAACAGAGCCGCCCGACGAAGGGGAAGGCGTTCGTGTCGTCGCGGAGCGTCGTCAGGCCACGAAGCTCCGATCCGATCAGGAAGGCGTCGACCCCGCCGGCCGCCTTGGCGAGACTGGCGTAGTGGAGCACGAACCGGCGGTAACCCCAATCTCCCGCGGCACCCGTGAAGCGGATCGTATCGCCATGCGGGTCGAAATCGCCGACCGCCGCAGCCCCGCAAAAGGCATCTGTTTCGGTGGCCACTTCGGCGGTCTTGTCCGTCGTTCCAGGCTGGCCCGGCGCGGGCATAGAAGTGATGCGTCCTCGCCAGGGATAGGCCGGCTGGGCCCCGGCGCCATAGGGGTCGGGCAGCGCGTTGTCGGCCGGTATGTCCATCATCACGAAGGGATAGAGCGTGACCTTCAGTCCTCTCGCCCTGATCTCGACGATGGCGTCTAACACCGATCGATCCGAAGGCGTGCCGCCATAGGCCGGCACGCCGTCATGCTGCGACACGACGACGGCATCTTCCCGCGCCACTCCGGAGACCAGCCAGTCCCGCGACAGCCCGGAAGGATTGCCCTGCGTCACGGCCGGCCGCACCGTGCACTGGCCCGCCCTTAGGTCACTACCGAACCAGGCCACGACCAGCGCCACGTTCTCGAGGTTCGGACAGAGCGCCTGCAATTCGTCGAGAGAAGCGGCGAAATCGGAAGCGGCAGTCAGCACGTGTCGATTGACGGGGCGCGTCTCGCCCTTGCGGATCTTCAGCGTCACCGCGTCGGGCTCCAGCCCGTACTCGGTCGAGCCGGGTATCAGCGTCACGGCGCGGATCTGCCGGCCGAGATCATCGCGCGGACGCATCACCTCGAACTGGAACTGCGGGATGCGGTTGCCGTAATCATCGAGCGGGAACCGTTCGAAGACGGCATAGGCGACGCCGCGATAGGCCGGAGCGTTGCCGGCGCCCTGCTTGGCTTCGATCAGCGGATCGACGAGCTGGTCCTCGGCGCCTTCATAGATGCGGATGTCGTATTTCGTCCGGTCGAGTTCCCTGCCGTCCGCCCACATGCGGCGCACGCCGGCGATCTCGCCCTCGCACAGAACGAATGCCGCATTGGCGAAATAGGAATAGGTCGTGACCTTCGGCCCACCCTTCCCTCCCTGGCGCTTGGTGGTCCGCTTCTCTTCAAAGCGCGTCGCCCATATGAGCGTCCCGCCGGTCCGCGCGGTGCCGTAGATGCGGGGGATGGATGCGCCTTCCTCCGCCGTGAACGGCCGAGCGGTCGCGAGCCGCGGCCCCTCGATATGGCGCGTGCTTTCGATCAGCGCGCGGTCGACCAGATAGCCCGCGGTGGCGCCGACGGCGGAGCCGACCGCCGCGCCGACAACGCCGAACGCTCCGCCGAGGAAAGCCCCGGCGGCCTGCAATACCAGAGTGGCCATGCTTTATCGTCCGTCCGGAAGCGGCGGGAAGGCGAACACGCCGGCTATGCGCCGCCGCCAATGCGGAACGAGCGCCGAGACCAGGACCGAATGGCCCTGATAGGCGTGGATGAAGCGATCGTCGGCGATCAGGATGCCGGCGTGCTTGGCCGGCACGTTCGGCCGCCAGCGGAAAAGCAGGAGGTCGCCAGCCGCCATCTCGTCCTTCCCCTTGGCGATGCAATGACGACGCGCCGCAGCGAGCAGGCGGTCCTCGCCGCTCGCCTCGGCCCAGTCGGCGGCGTATGGCCCCGGCGTTTCCGGCTCCTCGCCATAAACGGTTCGCCAGACGCCGCGGACGAGGCCGAGGCAGTCGCAGCCGACGCCTTTCCGCGATCCCTGGTGGCGATAGGGGGTGCCGACCCATTCCAGCGCCTCGGCAACGACCCGAGCGGCGACCGGCGAGCTGGTATCTTCGCTTCTCATGGGACGAGCGGGCCTCCGTCGAAGATGCCCCCGTCGGTGACGTAACCATAGGCCGCGTCGTTGCCGGGAAGATGCGGGAACCCCCGGAAGTTCATCTGGTTGGCGAATTTGGCCTTGCAGGTCTGAAAACGCTTGTCGCAGCCCGCGACGACCGTGAACGCATCCCCCGCAGCCGGGCTGGCCGGCCCTTCGCGCCATAGCACCAGGCCCACGCCGTCCGGGTGTGCCAGATGGTCGATGATCCGCGCCTTGCAACCCGTCGCCAAGCCGCTCGTCCAGGTCAGCACGCCATGGGCGAACCATCCCGAGGCGAACGCGTCGAGGCCGGTGACGACGATCGTGTCCGCCGTCTCCACCGAGGAGACCTCACCGCTGCCCGAGAAGCCGGCCAGCGCGAGGTTGAAGCCGCAGCGGTCGTCGCCCAGTTCGGCATCGCAATCGCGGCGCACTGATCGCCCGTTCGGCCGGTCGAGCGCCTGCGTCATGCTTTCCAGCTCGGCCGTGAAGCGTCCGTCGCTGCGCGTGATCTTGCCGATCGCCGCCTTGCGGATGCGCGCGAACTGGGCCGGATCGGCCCAGTTGACCAGATAGGTCTCGACCGTGGCGCCGTCGTAAAGTCCGGCCTCGATATCCGCTTCGGCGAGTTCGGCGGAGGAAAGCGCGCCCTCGACATCCACCGTATCGACCGCAAGCCCGAGCGAGGAACGCGCTTCGCTGGCCGCGAAGCCGGAGCCCGGCTCGCAATCGACGCCGTCCACGACGAGCGGCCGGTCGTGGTCGGTGAAGCCGCGCACGGCGCCGTCCCCGCGCGTCAGCTTCCAGCACTGGCAGATTGTCGTCGCCTCGCCTGCAAGATGCGCGGCGAGCGCTTCCGGGTAGGTCGTCAAAGGATCACCTCCACCAGCGGAATATTGGGAATCTGGCCGGCCTTGAAGGAATGAAGGCCGATCTCGATGCGCTCCGTGTCGAAGCGCACCGGCACGTCGAATTCGTAGCCGGCGGTCACCGCCTGGCCTTCCGCGGGAATGGCGGCGGCGGCGAAAACGACTGAACCGGAGCCTTCGTCGAAGGAGAAATCGGCCGGGCCCATCCTCTCGACGCCGGCCACGGCGACCCGTAGCGTGCCGGCGGCCGGCTTCATGATCGGCCTTGCATAGGCCTCGTCGCCGTCGCCGTAGCTCTTGACGAGCGGAAAGCTTGCCCGCGTCCCGTCCCCCGTACCGAGCGCCTGGTCGAGCGGACCCGGCACGACGTCGGGCCGGCAGGATTTCATGTCGAACGGGTCGCGGAAGCGGAAGGCGTAGAGCGAGCCGCGCCGCGCCTCGAAGAAGGCGAGCACGTCATAGAGATCGTCCAATGACCGCACGCCGGTGCCCGCGTCGTAGGAACGCCTGGAAAGCGCGACGCGCGCGTTGCGCTTCTCCCGGCCGGAGGAGAGCTGGACGATCTCGTTCTTCCGCCCCGGCCCACCGGTCGCGCCGAACGAGACGGCGAGCGGAAAAAGCACGTCGTGGAAGCTT